GGATGTCTAGTTGAAGTTCCGGAAACTGGAATGATGGCTATGATTCCTCAAGATAAAATAACATCGGATTTCAAAAATGCTAAACCTGGAGACAGAATTGCAATCTTGATCTACGAAGTTGACCCAGTAATGGGAAAAATATTCGCTAAACCTGTAGATGTCTATTAACCTAAATCACTTTGATAGATTACATGCTCTAAACGCATCTGTGATTGGATTTGAATTTGAATTCTTTTCCAACATGGTTCGTGGTAGAATTGTAGAGTCTTTATCAAAGTTATTAGGTAAAAAGGTCATTCTGTCCTCTAAGTATCACTCTAAGATTCCCGTTAATTCTGACACATTTAAGCTAGAGCCTGATTATTCAGGAGGAAGCAAAATGAACGAGCTGATTACTGGTCCTATGCCCTATGCAGAGGCAATGCCTGTTCTAATTAAAGTTCTGAGATGGATAGGGGAAAATGGGTGGACCAATGACAAATGTGCTTTTCAATTCTCGATCAGCTTTGACAAGATGAGGAAAGATGTTGCTACTAGAATGGAAAATCTGGATAAACTTCAGTTTATTCTTGGACTTGACGAAGGAGTAATCTACTCCAAGTTTGGAAACAGAACAAATAACGTTTATGCCAAGTCCATTAAAAAGATCGTTCCGAGAAATAGATTCACCTCTATAGAAGATTTGGTGTCAATAGATCCGAAGATTTTCAAACTTCCGGATGACAAATATTATGGAGCCAACTTTACAAAGCTAAAAGATGGATATATTGAAATTAGATATCTAGGAGGAAGAGATTACCAGAAGAAGATAACCGAAATTAGAGAAATCATCGACTACGTCGTGATTCACCTCTACAATATTCTTAGCGGAAGAACTCAATACTCTCAGAAGGATTTAGAAACACTAAAACAAATGATGAGGGAATATTCTAAGGTCGTGAAGAGTTTCTCTGATCCTAGAGCATTCTTTATGCACTATCCTGATATTCACCTTCTGGTGGATCTAAAAGGTTTTGAAGAAAACATCAAAACTTACTATCCGATGATCAGAGAGAAAATTTTCGACCTGATTGTAGAAGGAGGAGTTAGACATGGATTCTTTAACTATGATACTTCAACTGGGAGATTCCAGCTAAAGGATGCTAGATGTAGGGATGCTTCCTATATTACAGATATCGATCTCCTTGACTGCGACATTAAAGGGTCTAAACTTTTTAACTGCAATCTATATGGATGCTCGGTTAAAAATTCGCAATTAGAGGAATGTCAGCTGTTCACAGGAAATACTATCTCTAACAGTAAGGTAAAATCCACCTCTGTGGACTATTCTAATCACCTAGACGAGTGTTACATTGACTGTGAAGATAAAATCATAGACTGTGACATTAAAGGAGGAGTAATAAGAAAAGCTGATCTGGGAAGAAATGCTAAAGTTTCCGAAGAAACCGAAAAAGTAAAAGACTTTGAAGAGGTTAGACAAGAAAGATTTATTTCAGACTCAAGACTAAAAGACGTTAATGTCCACTTCAAACCTCAGAAGTTTAGAGATCAAAACTGGACGTATAAAAAATTATACTAATCATGACAGAAGCAGAACTAATTCAGGAGATTAAAGACGACTTATCTGCGTCTTGTTCACTTCCATACAACCTTAACGACCAAGAGATTGTTAGGATTATCAATCGAGCTAAGGCTTGGATGTATGACAACTATCAATATGCTGTAGAGCAGAGATTCTTTGTTCTGGGTTCAACCCTATTTGCTACGCAAGAGTTCCTAAGAACCAGACAAATCCAGCTACCTGAAAAGATAGTAACAGTATTTGATGTTAGAGAAGCAAATAATCCTGGAATTTCAGGAAATCCGGATAGAGACTTTGGAAGCTCAAAACTTCTTGGCTCAGAGCTTTTGCTTTCTCCTTTTATGGGGGATAACCTAGTTTACAGAACAGTAATGTACTCTTATTTTGATCTGGCTAAAGCCTATTTGCTAGAAACATTTGCTTTCAGATGGAACAAGAACACCAAGAAGCTTACCATCTTAGGTAGAAATCCAGCAGGATCTCCAAACAACGTCGGAACCGGGCCAAACAATTATGTTAAGTCCGTAGCAGTTAGCTGCTTTGTTGCAATCGAAGATTATGAACTTTTTGACGACGAACTTTTCTCTAGATACTGCAGAGCAAAAGCAAAGCAGAGTTTGGCTAGAGTTATTAGTGCATTCAATTATAATCTTCCTGGCGGGGTCCAAGTTAATTCAGCGGATCTAAAAGCAATGGGAGATGTAGAAATGCAAGAAGTGATGGACATGATTAACGGTGAAAACACCCCATCTTACTTCCTACAGTGGAATTAATCTTCTTTATTTTTCCATCCTTTTATTGACGGATATATATCGGAAACTAGAAGTTTCCAATGATAGAAATTTACAACAGAGATCCCGGAGATTATGGCTACAAGAGTGACGTTCTTGAGACCACTGACCCTATTGAAATTTGCATTGGGCAATTAAAAATGCTCCTTTTAACAAATAAAGGGGAAGTTTTGGGTGATCCCGGATTTGGAATCGGACTAGACGACTTAGTTTTTAATCTGGAACTTTCTGAAACCTCTATTCAGAAAGAAATAAATTTCCAAATCCAAACTTACTGCACTCTCTTTTATGATCTGGGAGGATATTTTAAATTGGAATTTTTTCAAGGAACACTTAGAGATATAGCAAATTTATATTTCTTTATCCCTGGATATTCGAATCTGAGTCCAGCAGTATCACTTCAAGTAACATAATAAATAGGAATGAATAATATTTTTCAGAAAAATAATATCCTGATTAGAGGTCTTTTAAATACGACCTATAATTTTTTACAGACAACTTATAACCAGACTAGAAACGTCTTCACCACTGCATCTGCATGGGGACAAATTCTATTTGTTTTGGAGAACTTGTCTCAGCTTATCCTTTATTTTATTGAGGACTCGATCACGGAATTAAATATCTATGAGGCAACAAGAGATTACTCGATTCGAAGTTTGGCTAGAATCTCAGGGTATGACCCTGCTAGATCTATGGCGGCCCAAGGAGAAATTGCAGTTTCTTGGAATTTGACAACAACTTCTCAGGTTGGAGGAGGAGCAGTCATTATCCCAGAAAATACTAGAATCCAGTGTCAACAAAATGGACTCCCATATACCATAGTAATTAATGGACCAAGAGTAAAAATTCCGCTAGTTAGAGAAAATGTCACAAAGTTCAAAATAGTACAAGGAGCTTTCTCCACCACCACTTTTACTGGTCTTGGTACAGCTCTGCAGAGTTTTAATGTTCCTGTAAAGGGGGGAGTTTATGTTGACCAATTCTATGTTGAAATTTATGTGAACGATAATAAATGGAAGAGATACGATTCACTCTATGACATTCCTTTGGAAGGGGAGGGATACCTTTCTAAGTCTGGGATCAGTGAAGGAATTGACATCTATTTTGGAAACTCTAATTTCGGTAAAGTTCCTCAGCCGGGCTCGTACATCAAAGTTAACTACCTTTTAACTGCAGGATTCTTAGGAAATATCAGGTCCACTGCAACATCTAAAATTACATATAAGTTCCTAGATCAAGGAACTGATTTATTTGGCAACGAAGTAAATTTGAATGACTTCCTCCAGATAGTTAATACCGTCGATCCTTCATTTGGATCGGATTCTGAACCTATTAATGTTACTAGATTAGCAGCTCCAAGAACCAGTAGAGCTTTCGTATTTGCAAATGCCGCAAACTATGAAATTTATCTGCAAAGATTTAACATTTTTTCTCAGATCCAGGCATTCTCTACTTTTGACGATGAGTATCTGGATGATGACAACGTTGTTTACCTTTACTTAGTTCCGGATGTGACATTAGGTCTTGGATCAAACGAGGACTATTTCAGCATTCCTCTTTCCTCTTTCCTCCTTACGCAGCCCCAAAAGCTTGCCATCTTGAATCTGATCGAAGACTCCGGATCGATGATTGCCACAACAGTTGTTAAAATTATAGAACCTAAGATTTCTAGATTTGTAGGAAATGCTATTATAACAGTCTTTGAAGGATTTGACCCTTCTATCCTTAAGGACACTATTCAATCTACGATTTCTGAATACTTCATTAACCTGAAGAGAAGAGATAAGATCCCAAAATCTGACATGATCGCTTTAATTGAGTCCATCCCTGGGATAGACTCTGTTTCTTTTTACTTTGTCGGACAAGCCAACGAAGCTTATCACGCTACGGTCGATGTTCTTCCTAACGTTAGCACCAGCGAGCTAAATACTAATATTGGATTTGACGATTTTGGAGA